GCTTGATTAGTCTCAAGTCGCTCAAGTGTGCGCTGAAATTGCTCATTGAGTCGATCTATCTCTTTTTGACCGGCGAGTATAGCGCTTGATTCTGCGTTGGATATTTTGTCTTCGTCAACAGCTTGAAGTAATTGCCGCTCTGCTTCGGCTTGATCTTCTAAAAGAGTTAACCGCCTCGATCCTTGTGCTATGATTTTATCCTCCGCAGAGCCGAAAGTTACTATCGGCTTTCTGGTAACTTCGGTGGCGGCTGTTGGCGCCGCTGTTGATGCTGCTATTTTCGCCTCTTCGAGTGCCACGGTTAAAATAGTTAACTCACGAATAAGGGGTCCTACCGTCCCGAATAGTGCTTTATCAAAAAATCCTGCACCTTCTGCTTCTCCTAATATACTTGATTGTAGAGCTTTGATTTTTGCAGTTAATTCATTAATTTGACTTGCGTCTGTTGTTACAGTTATTTTTGATTTTATTTCTGCTATTTCTTTACTCTTATCAAGTATTCTTCCTACGGCATCTACGCCAATTTTTTCTATCAACTCAAATTGCGTAAACGTTTTTTTGCCTAGATCCGTAAATGTAAACTCTATTGCGTCAATACCTGCTGAAATGTCTTTTTTGAAATTATCTAAAACGTCCTGAGTTCCCGACTCCCTGAAACCCTTTGCTAATAAATTGCCTAGTTTTGTTCCCAGTTCTGCAAATGTCGGACCTAGAGTAGCAAATTCAGCGTCTATCTGGTCGCCTATGCCCGCCAGCCCCTCTATCAAATCACGCGGCGCTATCTTGCCTTGTGCGCCCAAATCTTTTAGATCACCGATATTAACACGGAGTTGTTTCGACAACGCCTGTAGTGCTAAGGTTGACCCTTCACTTAACGCCCTGAATTCTTCGCCGTCGATATTGCCCTTTCTGAATGATTGAACAAGCTGTCCTAATACAGAATTAACTTCTGCTACGCTATTTCCTTCAAGTTTGAATGACTTAGTAAGGTTTTCAGTAAAATCAAGTAATTCCCGCACAGAAAACCCAGCCTCTTGACCTGCACGAGAGAACTTAGCAAAAACACTAGTTAAATTATTTACATTCTGCCGGGTTTCTTGGGCGATTCGATTTAATTCCATTTGAACGAAATTAAATTGCTCAGTATTGGCTGTTATGTTACGCAGTTGATTATCTGCGAGCGTAATATCATCAGCAAAAGTAATGAATTGCCTAACGCCTAATCCAGCGAATACACCCTTGGCAATATTTGAGAATTTAAATAATGAATCGCCAGCGCGTTTAGATCGTTTTTCTACACCGGAAAATGCTTTCTCGGATCTTTTTTGGAATGCCTCGGTTTTCTTAGCTGCATCAAGAATATCAGCGTTATACTTTGATATCTTTGCTTGAAGTTCGAGTATGAGCCTTTCAGTAGTGTCAGCCATTACAAGCTCCTAGTGATGTCTAAAAGTTCTTTGCGTGACCAGGCGGGCTTTTTGTTGCTTCGGTCATCAGGATTTTTGGATTGGTTGACGAGTTGGATTCTTTTTGCGGTGAGTAGTGGGTTAGAGTTCCAGGCCTCTTCAGGTGACATATTCAAAACAATTGAACACGCCACCAAATATTGATCTATGTCGAGAACAGGGAACTTAATTTTTGTATGAACAAAGGTGTCAAACTCCGTTTCTTTTTTTTTACATCTTCTGACTGCTCACCGATATTTAAGGCAAAAATAGCAAACTCAAACACAAGGTAAGGATAAGTTTGAACCAAAGAACCATCGGGGGTGTATTTGTGGGCAGAAACACCCTCCAAAAGAACAGCCTCCTGCATTTCCTCGAATGACACAGCCCTGTCCATTTCATTGGCAGCAAGGTAAAATAGCCATGCCGCTAAATGCATCTGAGCGATACCAGAAAGCCGGGCCATTAATTCAGTATTGGCCTGGTCAGTTTCTTTTTCGAAGGTGCCCAACGATTTGACAATGTTGACCTCGTTAACCATATCCATAAATAACGCGTGAGGATCGACGCCTGTTTCAGTCTTAAATTTAGCATAAACCCTGGCGTTCCATCGCATAGGATATTCAACGCCATAGACCTTAAGCTTTATCTCACCATTATATTTATTTACCGCGCAGATTTTCTTGTCCATTATAGACCCGCCGCATCAAGTCTTGTTAATATTTTAGCGATAAACCTGTCTTGCTGTTCAATCTTAGCCAATAAAATTGGGACGGCTTTAGATTGATCAACACCAGCCGGTGATACTTTCTCTTCAATTTCTGGCGAGGTCTCAACATCGACAGTTTCCATCATCGGGGATCCATCCGGATTAAAGCGAGGCTCGCCTTTTTTGTCGCCAGTTTTATATACTACCTGTTGATCTTGCGGTTCGATAACTGCCGGGATAACGTTGTAAACATCACCCAAAGCTAAATCTCTAGAACCTGCACCTTCTGAGCCAATATCAAGTTTAGCATCGACACAAGCATGTGCATCAAAGCCCCACACTAAATCACCGGTCGGGTCATTTTTCCAATTGAACACTCTAAAGCATGAGAACAGTTTATTAAATTCTATATCAACAGCACCATCAGCGGGTGAGTCTTTGAAATCTTTTAAGCGAGGATCTGATGATGTATTGTATGCTGTGGCTGTGCCATTTGTTTTTATGGTGCCTACTGCACCATTAGTATTTAAAAAATTCATTACCGTTCTTGAAGTGGCATCAAGTGTTGATATTTCAATTGCCACACCAGTGAACCCTGAAACATCTAAATTTATTTTATTTTCACCACCAGTAAATGCAGTGCCATTGAATTCTGCCCTTCCTGTGTTTCCAGAATGTAATATTTCTTCCCATGGTTGAAATACAGTTGCGATTCTACGTCTAAACCATATTCGGCTAGATGATTGCACCTCAATAAATATTTGAGTTGTATCATTCACCCCTCGTTGAATTGTTAGCAAAGTCCCCGATACAGCGGCGGGGCCATTGGTGGCCGATCCTGATAATTTCGTAAATCCGCTGATTAATATACTATTAATATCACCTGAAAAAGTAGTGGAATCTGCTTTACCAATATTGCCGGCGTCAGCATCATTTTCAATTGTTTGGGTTGCGGCCCATGTTTTGTCTTTAGTAAAATCAACCATTTTAAACCCGTCCTAATGCTCTGTTGCCTGCCGTGTCAACGGCGAAATCTGCGCCAGTATCAACCGCGAATTGGAATGCTAAATTTAGCTCGAAACCTTCAGTGCTTGATAATGTAACAGAACTTGTTAATGCAGCATTTTGCTCTGTTGGTTCCGATATTGCGGTGACCATAACTTCGAATATTTCAACACGATCTAAAGATGGCCCATACCTAACTTGGAGGTTAAAGAATGTTTTTGCATCATACTGAGCAAGCAAAAACTGATAGGCGGTGTCAGTGCTAAAGATTATCTCACCTGTAATATCAGCAGTTTGCCGGCCTTCGCCCTCAAGGAATTCACGGACATTAGCAAGAGACTTGTTTGATATATCAATAGCTTCAGTTACTAAATTCTTGCTGTGTGAAACTTGGCCGCCAATTAAAATGGCAAGATTCGGCGTAATCTCGGCAAGCAGGATAACTTTTGAACCATTAAGAACGCCAGCTAAAGAAGCCATATTAAGACACCGCTATGACGCCGGTGGAACTCAAAGTAAATGAGTCAGCAACGGCAGAATTCAATGATGGGTTATCGCTAATAGCGGTGATCATGTATTGAGAAATAATCGTTCTTGTTCCTGCAGTCCTGCGAAGGCGAACAAATGTCTTTGCGTCATAAGCAGCGTAAAGCAATAAATAAGCGGCTGCGGTGTTGTCAATCGCTTCAATTGAAACGTCTAATAATCTGCGGCCTTCACTTTCAAGAAACTCACGAAAATCGGCCAATGATTTATTGGTAATTTCGATAGCTTCAAGAGTGTCGTTCAATGTATGAGATGTTTCACCAGGTAACTGAATATAATCAGCAGCATCTAATGTTTGTTCAATTTCGAGAAATATTTTAGTTCCCGACAGTGCGCCCGTAATACTAGCCATGATTAAGCCCTTTTAAAATTATGAAATAATATTAACCTTAACGGTCGATATATGCAAACCAAGTTATTGATAGGTCGATTATGAAATATGATCCATCTTTTCTGGCCGGTTCCGGGGATGAGGAATCAATTTCTATTGTGCAAGTGTCTACTGTGTATTGCTGGCCTGTTTTATAGGCTGCAAGGAGAGTATCTAATGTGGTTAGAATAGAGTTTTTACCTTTGTTCTGTAACCCATAAATGCTGATTTGAAATATACCATTAAATTGATCGACCAAGCTCTTGTCTAATGGGATTGTACCAGCGGGAAGGTTAAAAACCTCAAGCCATATATCACTGGCGCCTTGCTTTCCTTTTCGTTCAACAGTGTCATTTTCTTGAACTATTGGGACGCCAAGTGATAGACCGGTTACCGATCTAATTAGTGCCTTCTCTATCGCGAGCCAGCTCATAAATTTTTCAACCTTTTACGCAATCGCGTTCTCATATTAGCCACATTAATTCTTAACATTCCTCGAGGTGCCAGTTTGGAAAACCCTCTACTTGATAATTTTCTAAACTGCTTTTCTTTTTTAATCCACGTTCCTACCTTAACCGGTTTAGGATATCCGCCGAATTCAACCACTCTAGCATAAGGCGAGTTATTGAAGACGAACATAGATTTATCAGATACGCTTTTAATTCCCTGGCGATTGACCACGGCAAACTTACCTCTTAATTTTTTCTCAGCAAAACCACGCGCCTTACCTTTGTTTGATGTTTTTATTACTCGGTTATTGGGCTTTCTTGCTATCTGCCAATTAGCCAATAATTTACCGCCATCGTCCTGTAGATGGATCGGTGTATTCTGCAAAGTTGCGCCAACAGCTCTTATGGCTTCGTCCTCATAAGCCTGGGTTGCTTTGAATTGAAGATCAGCAGCAAATCGATTTATAAACTTTGCTCCATCAATATTCCATTTAGCCACGACATTGAATCTCGACGTAAGCCAAAATATTTTTTACTTTTTTAGGTGTGAAATCCTCAATCGAATACTGGATTGAATCAATAGTTATTTTTGATTCTTCATTTATCGTGCCGTCCCAATCGACATCAGGAACGGCCAATACCCGGCGATCATTGGCGAATATCATTTTGCCATCAATTCGGTTGGACGGAAAAGACCCGACATAAGCCAACAATGAAATAGGCGCCGCGTCGGTTTCGGCTATAGATAAATTGTCCAGATCTTCAACGGTGCTAACTTGGGTAAGTATTGCAGCACCTTTAAATCCGTATCTTGAGATCTGGCTTTTTGCTGTTTGTATTTGAGACATATTAAACCCTTTGACTAATTAATATATTCTAACACAAAAAAATAAAAGCTGAAATTTCTTGAAATGATGCAAAAGTGAGTTCATAATGATGCAAATGATGAAAACAACAGGTGATTATAGTGAATGAATTAATGAATACATTAAGTAAGGTGGTTGAGTCCGTAATGAGCTTTGACAATGGTATAAGCGGGTACTGTGTGTGCTGCGATCAATCAAACTCACACTCAAAAGAGTGCCCCATAGCTGAAGCAATTAAATTATTAAGCTCTAATGGACGATTTGTTAACACTAACGGAAATCATGGCGGGCCAATACCCGCCGCCGCGACGGCGTACGATGTAACTTCCGACCCTAGGCTTATGAATTCAATGAATCATTCTGACGTCGACCTTATAAATATAAAAAGTTTGCATTGTAAATACTGGCCTCCAGGATTCCCTAAAAACAAAAAAGGCTAGAATATTAACTGACGGTTTAGGGTGCTTCACTATGATGATTTCAGTACTGGAAGAAGATGTTTCAAGGATAAATAACCAATCTGGTAAAAGTTTTAATATTTTTGGATACAAAGTTATAACGACTGGGAAAGTTGTCGCATCAGTCAGCGGCATTGCCGGAATTAAATTCGTAACCTTGTGGGGGCGCTTTGAATGAACAAACTAACGCGAAAAATCAGAAACAAGGGCTACAACCTTAATGAGTTCTGCAAACTTCTAGATATCGCTTTAAGGACTTATCGAGCGCGAGAAAAGCCAAGCCACCCAAAGCACGAAACGCTAGTTAGTCGGGTTAATGAATTGGAGGTTAAAAATGCGTCAAGCTAAATTTAGAGGAATGAACGAACACGGACACATGATTACTGGTTTTCTGTCAATGAATTGCGAGTTTAATTATGTGATAAGCGAACCATTCGAATTTTCTCCAACAATGAACGATCCATGCGGCGGCGTTGATATGCATTATTATGTTGTTGATGAAAAAACAATAGGTGAATTCACCGGACTAACCGATAAAAACGTCGTGGATATTTATGAAGGCGATATAATTGAATTCAAAAAAGAAAGTCGTGTTGACTGTGTTGTGGTTAAATACTCAAAAGAATACGGATTCGAACCAGTACAGATTCCATGTGATTTTGATGAAATTATGCCATGCATGGATGACGTTGAATTAATTGGCAATATCCACCAGAATCCAGAACTAATGGAGCAAAACTAATGATCAAGAAAATATCAATAGAGCAGTCCATCAATGGCCGAGCTAAAGCATCACGAATAATTATAGATTTTGATGATGGTTACCGAGTGTGCCACGAAATGCCAAACGAACTAAATCTATTAGGACTGTCAAAGCAACTTCATGACTTTGCGGCTTTTATTTATAAGTGCGGCAAAGCACGGGAGCAAAAGCCATGAGCGATATAAATTGCCCTTACTGCGGGCACGGCCAGGAAGTTTGCCACGATGACGGCGCTAATTACGATGAGTCAGTAACGCACCAAATGGAATGTTACGAGTGTGAAAAAGAATTTGTTTTCACTACCTGTATTAGCTTTGATTATTATCCAGAAAAAGCCGACTGCCTAAATGGTGGTAATTGCGACTGGAAACCGACCAGAACATTTCCGGTGCAATACACCAGCATGTGCTGCTCGATGTGCGATGAAAAACGAGAGATCACAGCGGATGAAATGCGCGAAGTTTGCGTTGGGAGCTTGAAATGAAAATAGTATATGAGTCCTCATCACATGTTTCTTTAACCACAATCGATGATAATGAAGATCAGCATGTAGGATGCTCGGTAGACGATCTCAGTGATGTCATACAGCCAACCTACGGCATGACTGCTGATAGTATGGGGTTCAATAGTTTCGCTATGACAATTAACCTTAAGGATAAATCATGAAAAACGTTAAACCGATGGCGGGGCAGGTTTGGGAATTCCTTATTCCAGAAGGTCATTACGAAGCCGGAAATAAAATAAAACTTATATCTCTAAGTCGAAGTAAAAAATGGTTCTTATGTAAACCTATTAATTTCAAAAGCAATGCGATTGAAATTAGTGTGTCCGTAGAATTTTTACATCTTAACTTCACATTCATCCCACAAACAGATTTAGAGTGGCTGGCTTGCAACTTTAACTCATGGACGACGGATCTACTTTTTATATGGAAGAAAGGCAATGTGTGTTACGCAACCATCGATCCAAAGGTTGTTGTTTCTGATTGTTACACCCGCCAACAATGGCAAGACAAACGCTATGAGTTGGGGCTTGATGAAAAGCCGAAACGTAGTATTTATCTCGGACCCGCGCCGGTTAAATTAGCAGAAAAACTATTTATAACTCATATGCAAAAGGAAATGAAAATGCACCACAAGCAACAAGCCCGGGAGGCACAGAAAAAACAGGCACCACAAAAGGAAATAAAAATGATTGATTTAAGCGCGGCTCAGGTTGGGGATGAGTTTGTTGATGGGGTTGGTGAAATTTGCAAGCTCGTTTATATGACCGATATGGATAAATGTTTTGAAATTGGAAGCTCTGGTCTATTAATTACCATTGATGATAATGGTGGATGCAGCTCGGCCCCCGCTCGCCAATTAGTATCTAAACACGATCCCCGCCACTGGCTGAAGGATTTGCCGGATGTTGGTTTGTTTAATGATGAGGTTAAGTTCCTTGCGTGGTGTAATCACAGAAAGGGTTGGTGTGCGTTCGAGGGTGAGCCTATTGTTGATTTTGACGATTCACATACCAACGGATTTTTTTCAAATTATCCACTAACCGGCATCAAAATGCCCACCCTAACCGGCGACGAATGGAAGGATAGCAAGATTTCTATTCCGGACCTTAAAGCTTGGCAGTTAAATAAAAAGGAGCAATCATGAATATTTTAATATTGCCTATATGTATCGTGTTAAACGGGTTGATCAGCCTAATGGTTGTGAGCGACCTTGGGTGTTGGTCAGATCACAACACTAAGGCTAGGATATTTTTAGTAATGATAGCTTTGCTCGCGGCGAACTTTTGGCGACTAATTTATAGCTCTATCTAAACAAACAAATACTAAAAGAATTCAACAGTTGCCACCGCTTGATTTATATCAGTTAAGCATCCCTTGGCGAGCATGTTGGCCGTTGTTCCGTAAACTGTATCATTTACATTGCCCATTAATTTGGCAACGTTATAATCGGTCACTAACTGTTCTGTTTTTTCTTTCGATACGCGAGAACGATCAAGTTCAGGGCCTACTAAAGCCAAAAAATGCGAAGATAAATACAATTCAACTTGTGTCAATAAGGGCTCGTCACCACCGATACAATCAGAATTATCGTTAACGACGGCATTAGCTGCGTCAATCCATGTTTGGATAACAGGATCGACTAACGTAGTCGCAACGATAGCCTTTACTTCTGCCGGGGTAACTCGGGTCGCCATTATTTAGCCTTAGCTTTGAGTTTAGCCCTAAGGTTTTTAGCCTCTGACTTCAAAGACTCAACTTCAGCCTTGAGCTCGTTATTCTCTGTCTGTAATTTACCGACAGTTACAGAGATATTGTTCTCGTCGATCTCTTCAGATGCCACACGAACCTTGCCAACAAGGGATTTTGCTTTTTCTGGCGTCAATTCGATAACTGCGCCTATTTCGTGGCCAAGGCAATGTTTTTTAATAACGATATACTTTTCAGTTTTAGCCATGATAAATCCTGTTATTTATGATTGAATAGTTTCACCCAAAAAGCCGCGGTTAAGCGGCTTTTAATTGGGTCACTTACTAACTGTTAAACAGTAGCATGAAGGATCCCTGTATTCGAATTATCGTCTGACTTGATAATCTGAACCATTGCGGCATAGGTGGTCATCACCTGAGCAGCCATTGGGTTAGTCTTAACGTGCGGTACCGATATAATATCAGTGGCGATTGCCAACTGAATAGTACGATCCGACATTTCAACAAACACAACGTTATCATCAGCAAGCTTTTCACCGAATTTAACATCCTTGATTTCAGGAATGTCCTTAATACGCTGAGCGACTGTTTTAGACGGGAAGCCCGACACGTAATCACGATCCATTGCGCCTTTGAAATTCTTTGGAAAGTACATAATTACACTATCCATTTCCACGCCGCCTTGGTCGGAAAACATAGTACCAATGGCCGCAATTACTTCATCGACAATCTTGTCATTATTGGCAACAAGATCCCACTGACTAATCGTAGTTGTTCCGCGATCAGGATGGGTTGTGTAACCAAAGATTGATTGTAGAGCACCACCGAATGAAACCTTGATTTTTGAATTACCGTTAAACAGGGTTTCTTCCAATCGCTCGGCAACCTGGCGCATAGTTTCTTTAAGGCCGGCAGAGCTTTTGTAATTAAAGCCCTGTTGACGCCACGGAACACTAAACGACTGGTGAGTGATCGGGTTAGGCGTGAACACTTCAGCAAAAACGGTATCATTGTTCTGATAGCCAGTTGGATTCATTTCCTGCTCAGCCGCTCCAAATCCGTTGACATTTTCGACGCCAACGATTTGATCGCTTAAGGCAACAGGGAATGATAAACCAGCTTCTTTAAGGTCGGTGATACCGTTTAACTTTCGGCGGCGAACCTCGGTGATCATTTCCTGGATAACCAAGAAATCTTCATGTCGAAGGGTGGTAGCCGCATTGGTGTAAAGGGTGTTTTTAACCAGTTCTGACGCTTTCGAGTTACGGGCAACAATTTTGTTTTCAGCGTTAACTAAAACATATTTGTCTAATCCGTTTTCTGCAAACACCGCTTCGTGCATGTTTGCGTAGCCTTTCCAGGCGTCACCAGCCATGGCGATATTCGCGGCATGTTCTGCGCGAGAATGACCCATAGCATTATTTACTTTAATCATGTAATTCTCCTACGCTACGCGTATATCAATTTTAACGACAGTGCCGCCGCCTGAGTTATCGACCGCTTCCAGTGCATAACCTACAATGGAATCCCGTTGTGTATCATCGGTTGCGGAATCAGTCGTTAGCACTCTGAGGGTGCCGTCACCGTCCGACTCTAACGCATCGCCTCTAACGATTGCCGCAGCGGATGCAGCTAGTAAAGCCCTGACTTCTTGACCGCTATGATAAGCGCCATAACTGACTAGTTCGCCGCTCAAATAAGCCGTGTTGATATCACCGGATGTGGCTAAGTTTTTTTGTGCGAATAGGCGTTGAGCATTCAAGCCAGCGCCAGCGTGAACCGCTACATCGGCCGCGCCTTCTTCGACTAAGTGGCCAGGTAAAATACCCGCCGCCGCCGCAATGTCTTCGCTTAGAATCGGATCACCGGCAGGGCCAGCGACTAAAGAAACAACTTGAGTTGACATAATCTACCCCTTAAGTGAAATCAACTTCGACTTCATCAGCCGAGTTGTGTTGAATGTGCTGGCCCTGTTCGCCAATGCGCTTGGCTACTTTTTCAGGAGTTAGCATATTGGTTAAAAGAGTTAGCTCGTCGCTAGACTTGCCCTTGAGCATTTCCGGCGTGTAGTCCGAGTTAGCAACGATGTTATCGATCGTTTCTTTTTGCGACTTTGCTTGCTCATCAAGATAAGCATCAAAAGCCGCTTTGTTGGCAGTAAATTTTTCGTAACCTGGGAAATCAAAACCGGCATTGGTTAACATTTCTTTGGCCCCATCTTCATCAACGGCATTGGTAGCGACAATTTGCGTTAACTGCTCATCAGACATTGCCATAAGGCGATCATTGTCCTTGACTGAAAACTTGTTCGCACTGTTACCGATGATAGCTAAGACAATTTTGCTTTTGTCCATGTCGTCTACCTCTTGGTGGTTGGTGGTGGTTTCAGGAATAAATTCCTCTTTCATAGAGCCTTTAACCTTATCGTCAATCAGTGTTACATTGTCGTTTTGGTCTACGGCGTATGTTTGTTTAAATGTTTCTCTTTTCTGGCCCGGACGTTCTAAAGTGTGTATAAAAGTTTTGCTATCAGGGAATATGTCAATAACCCATGAAAAGAAATCACTCCCGACTGGCTGGCGTATCAAGTCCATTAAGCTTCGATGTAACTGATCGGTTGATAGTTCGTTAAATTGCCACTCGGCATTATGAACTAATACTTCGCCACCTTCCTCGTTCAATACAAGCTCGGTCCCTGCGTGTTCGCCTGCCGCCGCCTCATTCAATAATATCGCGACGTGATCGAAATTAAAGCCTGACACTTCTTGATCAAATTCTTTTCCGAAATCATCAACGCCTTTTTTATTAATCACTGTATCAATTGTTAGCCCAGTCGATACGGCGATTTTTTCACCAGCCTCAATGCGGCGAATAACTTCTTTTCCTTCATCGCTATTGTTGGCTACTTCCTCATCAAGCATAAAATCAACGAAAACACGTTTACCCTTTTTTCTTGGCTTTCTTAAAAATCCGCCGATGTTATGCTTGTTATTAGCCACCGGATGAAAGGCTGGTACGGATATTCCGTTAACTGTAGGGTGGCCGTTTGGTGCTGGCAACATGTTCAACTGCATGAAGCTGCTGGTAACGTGCTTATCGGGGTAATGCTTGCGATTCATTGTAATGTCACCGCGAATTGGCATCATTGTTGTTACTATGTGCGAGCGTCCGTCGATGTCTTCACGCCTAAACTTGCCGGAAGTTCTAGAATTGATAAGTATTTTTAATTTATTTTTCATTAAATCCTCACATTTATACTGTGAATATACTACAAAACCTTATTACGCGGCAACATTTCGTTCCCGGGATAGTAATAATAACCGTTCTTTGGCGAATCTCGCCTTTAATCTGGCAGGATCGCGACCTTTAACAATGACCTTTAGACCGCATCGACAATTCCAAGGGCTAATGGTTATATTCTTTAATGCTTGCTTCATAGTGAATAACAGGCCGTGCCAACCGGCATGTAAATGTCTCACCTTTGAATCTTTAACCGTGATCCACCGGACCATTGTTTCAATACCAGATGTTTCACTTATTATTGTTGCCTGATTGATAACGGCCCTTTGTGCTGCCTGGGCTATTTCGGTTGCGGCGATTGTCCGCGCTCTCGACCTGGCCACTTTAATTCTTTTGATAATTAGTTCGATTAATTCATCGTTAGTCAATACGCCATAATTATCATGAAGTATCGCTGACACTTCTTCGGACATTAATTTAATCCAGCCTGACAATTTATCATTTGCCCGGTCATGCAAAAACTCGAGTTCATTCCTGTGAACAGGTATCGATAGTAATACCGCCGCGGCGCCGCCAACCAATATGATACTTCGCAGTTCATCAAGTGTCATTTGTGGCTTTATTTCCGCGTTAGTTCTATCAATAGATCGCTTGTATGATTCGGTTTGGTATTTATTCTGCCATGGCTCAGAGAGGATTAATTGAAATGCCAACGAACTAAAACCCAATACAAAAGCATCTGTTTCTGACTTTTCCTGATCATCTAAATTGACAACGGAATTAATTGGCAGATCTTTAACACCCGAAACAAAATCAGACCAGCGCCGGTTAATTTCAGCTAGCCAACGCTTTTCGATTGTCTTTGTTTTGTTCGGGTTATTGGTTAACGGCATTACAATTCCAATTCGTGGCCTTGCCCAACAGTTTCGACTAAAGTGTTACCTGATGTTAAATCGTCTTGTATCACAACTTGCAATTCTTCGCCCTTTAGCCCTTCCAGTCTAACAACCACGCCCCGCTTATCTTGTCCGCCAAATTCAGATCGTCCAATAAATGAATGTTCACCACCGGCAACTTTAGATTGAAATATTGAATCAAAGGATCTTATTGTAAATCCTCCGTTAGTTTTCCAACTGAATAAATTATTGAATTCACCATTAGCTCTTTTTACTCTCAACAAGCAACCGTTAGTTAGGGCCGGGGCTCCACCAAACAAACTAAAATCCATTTGTGACGTAGACTGAATGCCTAATAGAATTCTGGTAATGTCGCCAAATTGGCCGGGCGAAGGCTTCAAGTTAAATATCACTGGAGTTGATGACCCATCTACCATCATATCTTTTGACGAGTTATCAAAATCTACTCCAGTCG